GCATCATGATCAGTTGTGAGGTCAATGCCCTCTGGTACACGGTCAGCTAGCCAGACCATGCGTTCATACATCTCAGTGAGTGAGTGCTTGAGCATGTCATGGCCGTTGCCCTTGTACCTGGGCCTTCTTTGTCTAGTCATTATCTATTCTCAATAAGGTGATAATTAAAGGCGCACAGATATGTTGAGAATTGAGGATGGATGCTGGAGCTGGCCCCTTCCCTGGACTATCGATTCTCAGTTGCAATTACTATTGAGAATCCAATCCTCATCAGATACCTGATCTAATGAGATCCCTAGTCATAGCAAGGGTTCTGACCCCCACAGCCGCATCAAAATGGGGTAGGGGGGCCTGGGTTTTAGAGGGGGTGGGGGGTACCGGGGGGGAACGGCGCGGCCGCCCTTCCGTATGTCCCTTCAGAGATTTTGGCCAAAATACTCCTAGAGACTCCTGTCCTGGCAAGGAGGGTGTTTCCTATACTCATCCCTAAGCTCCTTTAAGGCCGTCCTGATGTTCTGGGCCATAAATGTATTGCCAGCAGCTTCAGCAGCCTTTACAGCCGCTTCTAGGCGGCTCCTACGGCCTTCATAGGTTAGATCAGTCATTGGGCCACATAGCCTGGGTAATGGTGGGTAGTTGTCGGCACAGGATCTCCTTGACCTGAAGGGCAATCTGTTGATGCTCCAACTGGGTTCCATTACCTGATCTGAGATCGACGTAATGCAGCCAGGAGCGAACACTGCCTGCCATGTAGAGGCGTGTCGGCGTAGCTAGGGGCAGCACCTCACGGGCACACTCCTTAGCGACACCAACCTTCAGCAGCTCCTCATAGAGCTGGCGGCTTTGATCAAACAGCAGCTGGGTTTTGAGTTGATAGTCAACAACAAGTTCATCATCGAGATCATCGATGCTGTTCTGACGGTTCTTAAGGTCCTGACTGCGAAAGGCCGGGGGATTAGCAAAGGCCATTAGGCCTACCTCGGCATATCGCTGGGAGAACTCCTGGAAGGAGAAGCTACGGTGCCTGAGGATCTGAGCAGCGATAGAGCGGGTGGTATTGATCTCCAGGACCAGGTGGGCTAGTTCAAAGGGAGACCAGTGGTCATGGGTGATGAGGTATCGGATCAGTCGCTCATTGTCTGGGTTATCCTGAGCATTAGGATTACTAACCCGAGCACAGTAAGCAATGAGTTGCTCTGCATTAGGAGTGACTGATACTAACGATACGGTTGGTGATAGTGGCATACGTCGGTAATAACGGTAGTAGCCGGTTACAGCCGGTTACCAGATGGTTTTAAGAAGGTTTATAGAATCATTGATGATGATCTATAGAACGATATAAAAGCGATTGATAGTGTTGATCCTCAACTAATCAATAGGTTATAACTAGTATTAGAAGACGGCCTGCGGCCTGTACACTTTTTGTGTTCCTTAAAGGGCCGCCTGACACCCGTTAAAGGCAGTGTTGCTAACTCACTGCTCGGTCAATTGTTTGTGTGTCCCCTTAAGGGGGGCTTTGGTTGTGTTGATAAGGGGGTGTTGGGGAAGACCCCCTGTAACTCGGGGGTCTAACAATTACCGCATATCCACACAGGAGAGCACCACTTCTCCTGTAGACATGGCACACCAAAACTAGCGATGGCTAGGAGTCCAGTCATAGACAGGCTTTGAGGCTGTCTTGATGCCCCGAAAGGAGAGGCCCAGGACTAGAGCATCAGTGGCCTGATGGGGGGTGTTTTCAAAAGCGGTCATCATGGCGTTCCACTCTTCGTGTTTCCGCATGGCTTGGGCCTTGTGAGCGGATTGGGCGAGGGCATCGATGAACCATTGGACGCCTTGGGCGAGGGCATCGATACGGTCATCGTGTTTGATGGCCCCCTTCTCCCGACACATACGGGACATCTGGTAGCCCAGCATGTATTCAAGGCGTTTCTCCGGGGGAGCCTCGGGGTTGGACTTGTAGTCGTACTCAAAGACCTTTGGATCAATGATCAACTTGTGTTGGTTCATCACCGGTTCTAAGGTATCTATAATGCGTTCTTCTTTACGAACAGAGGCCCGGATCTCTTCAATGCCTACAGCTGCCTGCATCTGGATGCAGTGACGTTTGAAGAGTTCGCAGATCATGCCATCACCAAAGTTAGATTCAATCAGCAGTCTTGAAGCCTTATAGCGTTTAGCCAGAGCGACAATGCTGGAGAGTGTTTCATCGGAGTAACCGTCTTTATAGGCACGGAGATCTCGAACGAAGACATATCCATTAGCTTGGCTAAGGACAACGGCCACAGTTTCATCAGTGCCTCGTCCTGACGGGTCAACCGATACAATCGTTTCATCGAAAGGTACGAAGCCTTCGTCAATGAACATGGGGCCATAGAAGCGATCTCCAGGTAGGCCCACAGCAGCGAGTTCTTTAAGGCAGTAGCGAGGATCACTTGACCAAGCATATCTTTCAGCACACTCCTCTCCAATTGGTGTAACGATAAGGTCTTGGAATTTGAGGGGGAACTTCTCCGCATCAGAGAGGCTGGTATCCAGCATGAACTGAAGCATGAAATTGGAGCGTCCCATAGCTGCTTCCCGTTCGATCAAGTCATGATCTGAGAAACGGCTATCGGTTGGTGTCCAGGGTTCAATGCCTCTCTCAATATCAGAGACAAGCTGGGGCGCTAGGAGGCCTTCATACTTACCCATGTCCTTGGGGTACCTAGCAGGCCAGACAAAGGGCCTGTAGGAACGTTCAGCAAGCTTCCTGTAGATCGTCCAGGTGGACTGGGGTGTACCTAGGAAGAGGATGCGAGAGGATTCATCTGGGGTAAGGATAGATTCAGCTTCTGTGACGAGCTGCAGGAGTTTCTCCCGTTGCATGTCGGTGGCAGAGTTACCGGGGACCTCCACGTCATCGAAGATCATCAGGTGGGCACGAGAGCCAGTCATCTGTCCGGTGACACCGACAGACTTCACAGAGGGCGCCTGGTGGGGCTTGGCGGGGCCTACGTCAAAGGAGATCCGAGACCAACGCTGATCGTCGTTCTTGGGGCCTAGGTGACCGAGCCAGCTGATATCCAGGATCAGCTTTTGACAGAAGATAGAGAAGTTGTCGGCCCGTTCCTTGGAGGCCGAGATCACCATGATCTTTTTATCTGGGTCCTTGAATAGGGTCCATAGCACGAAAGCGGCTGTGATCCAGGATTTACCTACTCCTCGGAAAGCTGAGATCTGCAGACGCTTGGGACCGTGCTGGAGGTAGTCTGCGATAGCTAGTTGTGCCCTAGTGGGCTGTGGGAGGTCGAGCTCCCGCCAAATGAGAGTCAGGAAAACACGGAAGTCTTCCCGAATCTTGGCTTCTAGTTCTTTAGTGTTCATAGGGGGCTCTAATACCAATCGTTGGGAGGCCCTCTACGCCGGACTCCTCTTCATAGAATTCAGGGGATTTCACCAGCGGCTCCTCAGCGGCGCTGTAAGCGGCTATAGCTTCATCGACGCTAGATTGCACCTTTACGTCTATATAACGCTCCTCCAGGGCCATTAACAGGCCTTTCAGGATGAATGCAAAGGGAAGCGGCAGGTTGTGATCCAACCACTTCCCAATAGCCTTGAATTCTTGGAGCCGGAAGTTAATCTCCGGCGTACTCATATCAGTACTTAACGGAAGTAGCTAGTCCGGTCTTTGGTGAACTAGCTGTGCCACGGGAGGCGTAAGTTTTCCAGGCAGCACGGAGAGCTGTTACGATTTGGCGGTAGGTCTTACCGGCTGCAATAGCGGTACCAGATGGGTAGATAACTACATCACCAAAGGAGGTATCGAAGCGGCGGAACCGATCCACACGTCGGGTACGGTTGGTGAAAGTAGGATAAAGAGTATCGTGCATCAGGTCCAACAACTTATTGACAGTAAGGTTGGTGGGTGGGTTATAAGCCAGTGCAATTACAAGCGAGTCGCCACGAACTGGCTCACTGATATTATCGGCTAGTGTGTCCCACTGTTGAAGCTGACAAGGATAGAAAGTCATGGTATCTAAACAAGTTTTAGGGATAGAAAAGCATCTACAGGCAATGAACCTTTTTCATGGTTACAAGCACGACAAGCCGTAACACAATTAGAAGCTGTTGTAGGACCACCTTTCGAGCGTGGCCTAATATGGTCAATGGTCAGGTTGTCAGTAGAGCCGCAGTAGACGCAGCGGTTCCCATCTCGTCTCTTAATTTCTTCTCTCCACATTCTCCTGGCATCACCAGCTCTGAATGTGAGTAGATCAAACATGAGGCTTCGGGGAGTTTCCATTGGCTCATTGGGGGCTGTCGTTAAGAGGGTGTGATTGGGTTACTTTTTGGTGGAACGTCCGTTCTTTCCGTTGCGGCCACGGTTAGCCGTTTTGTTTTCTGGGACCATGCGTCCTGATTTGGTGTGGCTCATATCAGGGCCGCCTTTACCAGCAATGCCGCGACGCTTGCGTTCTGCCCAGCGCTCAGCGCCAACCTTGTTGAGCCGGTCTTTTTTGGGACCATCAGGGGCCAGGGATCCCTTCTCTTTTTTCCGATAATCAGCGTCGTACTTACGCTTCTTGGCTGCAGCTGCGCTGTTTCCTTTGTAGTACTTACTAGATTTACTAGGTCCAGCGTGTGCCATTAAAGGTGCCTCTGAACGTCTTCAAACGTGAGCTCAGGGATCAGGCCAGCCAAACCGGCTAGAGGAGAACCCTCAATAGAAACACCAGTAATGTCATTTGCCTTGAGCCAGTCGATAGCAGCACGAAGGTCAGCTGTAGTAGCCTCACCTGATTTAATACGCGCTGCAATCTCATTGGTAAGGATTGCATGAAGCTCCTCAAAAGCTTCTTCGCTTGCTCGCTTAGTCATGTCAACTATTGCGGAGGGCTATTTGATCAAGTTTGTTCTCAATGCGGATCATGTGATCCTCCATCTTCTGGAGAGCATTGGAGAGTTCATTACGTGGGACGTACTTCTCAGCAATGCGTAGCTCCATCTGGTCGATGCGGCGATCTAGATCTGACACTCTTGTATTGGTACGTGAATGTACGGCTGCCATGCCACCACTAGCTCCAATAACTAGTGAGACAACGCCAGTAAGAATTGCTTCAATCATTGTCATTCATGATCTTGATTAACTTCTGGCTATACACAGGATCTGTTGCGTAACCTTCCTGCTTGAGGAGACGGGCACACTCTTCACGAGTGCGGGCACGGTTTACGCCCCGGTAGCCCTTGTAGTCCTTGTACCACTGGGTTACGAGGTGCTCAACACAGTCGTAGGGGGTGGCAAAGTCTTTGAAGGCTGCTTGGATGATAACTGGACCGTTGCCGTAGTCTTCCCAAGTAGTCTTAACGGTGCCCTGACCTTTAATACCAAAGAAGTTATTACGACCTGAAAGAATGGTGCCACGGGCAGATTCAAGAGCCCATTGAGCTGCGACTACTTCAGGAAACTTGGCACCGGCACGGGTTGCACAGGCTTTAATGCCAGCCCAAGAGTTATCGAATTTAGTGGACTGCACCAAAGGCTTCTGTACGGCCTTCTGTGGCGTTCTCCATAGCTTGACCCACGTCTGATCATCAGCCAAGAAATAAGGCCCCAGAGTGTCCTCCAGAGCCTTGAGAGCTGCATCTTGATGTGGCAAACCTTTATAGCTTTTAACTACGTCAAGGATGCTGATAGTCATGTCTACCGACCGCCAATGATACGACGGATAGCATCAATCTGCTCGTCTTC